GCGTATGAATCTTCTGGAGATTTGTGGCCTCACGTAGATTTTAATGAAAAGCTTCGGCACAGAATTGAGGCTGGAGAAAAGTTGAAACCAGAAGAATTAATGTCTCCAATTACCATATCGTGTTACTTAGAAGCAATCGATCTTGAAGGCGGAGAATTTTGTATTTCTGAAAGAAGTTGGTTAGACTATGAAAAAGAACTGAGCCCTCCGGAAGTTTTAAAAGAAGAATTGTTAAAATATACACACGAGTCTTTTCAACCTACCGAAGGTGCGGTCTTATACTTCGAAGGCAGTCGATACTACCATTGGGTCAATGAAATCAAAAGCGGCTCTCGCAAGAGCATACTCATCAATTTCTGGGACAATTGTAGTCTTAACTCCACTTCGCCCAATTAATTTCTAATGTCTATATTACCAGAAATAGAAATACGATGTTCGTCTGAAGTTTGAAACGGATATACCTGATGCTTAAGATAATTTGGAAACATAATAAGAGAACCTTCCCATGTCTTATCAATATCTAATTGAGTCGTACTAATTCCACCGTCTAATGAGTTATAAATGAATTCAAACTTTGATGCAACTTTATAGTTTGATTCTCTTACATTTGGCATATTTAATTCCTCTTCTAAATCATAAGGAATTGCAATCCATATCACCCATGAAATAGCTTTGTGGTGAAAATGTATTGGATTATATTCGTGTTTCTTCTGAAAATTTACCCAAGCATCATTATCAATGACATAATTATGATTTTCATAAAAATTAAATTTTCTTCTATATTCAAGAAACGTTTGCTCTATGCATTCTCTAAACTGCCCGTTAATAACATACTGAAATTCTGTTTCTAATTGCCCAGCTAAATTAGTATTGTATTTTTCCGGATTATTATCAACTTGCTTTTGCAAGTCACAAGTCAACTCAGCAAAAATAGAAACTGGAATTCTTGTTTTAAGAACTCCTGGGTTATAAAGTTTTATTTCTGAAAATTCTAAGTTCATAATTTCACCGATAATAATTTAGTTAATAGTAATTGTAGAGGTGTCTTTACATATGCTCATAGTACCTTCGCAACAGATATTCCAATCTTGACCTGTCTTTGCCCCACGGCTTGGAACATTAATGATAACATTTTTACATAGATATTCTTTACCATCTTCGAAAACGCGCCAGACATGATCTTCTGTCCCGCGATTAGGTTGTCCTCTTGATTGATTGAATCTTATCATAAACTCAGACATATTAGATTATTTCTGCTGTTGCATCATATACTATAGGTTCAATGTACGGACGTGTACCAATGTTCATGTGAATAAATTTGAAAGGTTTGGTTGATGTGTTACGAGTAAAGCTATGCGGTAGCCAGGAATTTGCAAACATTAGTTGACCAGGAACTGGCGTAAAATTAATAGACGATGTTGCTGTGGTAATGTTAGAAGAATTATGTTCGTATAGTGGTAACATAAGTTTCATTGGTCGCGGATCATGAATCACCATTCGCGGAGGATCTTTCGGGCACTCTAAAAAATAAAAAGCAACTAACTGACAGTCGCTGTGATTATGATACTCCATTGATGAATACTTATGGTGTTCTTGACTCCAACATTCGGTAAGATAAGTCGAAAGTCCATTCATGTTGTATCCTTGATCGCTCAAAAGATTCCATGCTGTGTTTAATGTGTACTGTATCAGTGGAAGAAGATCTTCTTCGTTAGACACATCTGCTTGCACGACTGGATATACATCGTTTATTTTTGTTATTTTGCGCGCGGCCCTTAACGCCGCATTTGATGCTGCTCTTGAGAAATCAAGAAGTTCTGGCTTCATAATACTATAGATAGGTGAGCTAAAATACTGCCACTGATCAAGTATGTCTGTCATAATAAAATCCTTATGTTATGTATATTGGGAAAGATCAGCCTCTATCACTGTATCTAAAAACAGTCGGTTTCCAATCTTATTCCAACCACTGTTGACTTGATAAAATATATTTAAACCGTTGTTCAAACCATACTGAATAGCCCAACTAAGTATTTCGGCTGTTAGCGGAGCGCCTGCTTCAAGCAGTTGTAAAAAGCTAAGATCAGGATTTTCGTGTTGTCTCCAAACCATAATTACGTTTGATTCGTCTGGTTTCATCCACATCGGAATAGTATCAAGACCGAGTGGAAACTTTTCATTTCCTAACCATACACAGCTAAACGATTTGCACGGATTCTCAGGTCGTTGTTCATGTATCGAACATCCTTTTGTAGTTACAAAATGACATTTCCTTCCTGGCCAAAATTGATGGCCAAGAGCTTCTCCAGTTAACCAACCGCAGCACTTCGTGCAACTTCCACATTCTCTTGTCATATTATCTCACTTAAATTGAGGACCAGCTAACCATACTACTAGAGTTTTACGAATGCCTTTTGTCACAGGAGTTACTCTGTGTAAAATAAAGGACGGGAATGCAACTACTAAACCTTTTTGTTTTGTGACTTGAGTCGGCACGGGTGCATCAAATATCTCAAGATCTCCCCCCTCGTATTCAGAAGGATCAGATAATTGTATTACAAGAGATAATTTGCGAGGCGCATTCGTTGCATTTCCACCTCTGTCAAGATGCCACGTATAATGATCGTCTTTTCCATCGTATATAGTATACTGAAAGTCCTCTACAAATCCCCATATATCTAGATTGAAGAATTCACCGTTCAGTTGTCTTGCTATGAAAGCAATTCTATCATATATAAAATTAGTCTCGGGCGTAAGATTTATCCAACCTATTTTAGATGATCTAACTGCTTCTTCAACTTTACTATCAGGTCCAACACTAGCAGATTTGATCGTGAGACTATCACCAATACTAACTATTTTATCGATCTCTTCTTCAGTAAAACCATCACGCCATGATGCAAAAGAAATTTCTGGTATACCTAACGATGGAGAAGGAGCTATTTGATATACTGCCATTATTTACGCTCCCAAATATTATCTCGATAATGGGATTCATGACTTTGAAGCTTTCTACGTGTACCTTTGAGTGCTTTCAGTTCAGTTTCATTGAATGCTCTACATACATTTTTCGAAAACAAAGTATCTCTTTTAATTGGAATAACCTGCATTAACGGTGTACCAGCAGGTAGAATACCTTTAAAATTGGGTTCGTTCCAAACAAATGGAAAGTTAATAAACTCAAAATAACCATCGCAGTCTACCATACCCGAAAAACAAGTAAATCTTGGATCAGGTCTATTTAATGGTGGAACAAACAACAGTGAGTATCCTTTCGGGCAGTTGATTGCCCACCAGTTCATGAATTTAATTGGAGGTTTTGGTAAATGTGGAGCGGGGCATTTGTCAGATGTTACTTGCCACTGTAAATGATTCTCGATCATTGCTCTCGGATATTTGCTGTTGTATTCAATGAACGAACAATCTTCATTCGAAGTGATTTCAACATCAGCAACGAGTGGAATAATCCAACCCGTGATCATCGCATCAAGAAAAGGTGGGCATCTTTTGAGAGTAGATTGATCAAAGCCTACATCCTTCTTCATTGGCAAAGCTTTATACCATTCTGGTATCAGTTTGCGGGCAGGATAAGGTTCTGGTATATTTCCTAAATCATCATCATAGCAAAGAAATTCTAGTTTAGGCTCATTCTTTTCAAAAAACGAAAACATCAATTTTGTCCATTTCCAGGTTTTTCATAGTGTATTCCACCAGATTCAATAAATTTTTTACATTGCTCGACGTCGCTCGCACCTCTCAGAATATGATCATCATGCAAACTAAAATGTAAGCTTGAGATCCATATTCTGAGATGTGGTGGAAGTTTGTCATAGCAACGCATTACCAATGCCATTCTTTGTATGTTAACATGTTCCAAATGAATGACTCTATTATATATATGTAAATTACAGGGCTGCTAGTTCGACTAAGTTGCTCTCTGTGATGGCATCTAAGCCAATCAATGCTTGTTTGACTGCGGTAAAATCGTCATGTTTTTCATCGTAGATGACAAATGGAAAATCAGTAAATTCTCCAATATCCCATGTATTTAGAGCATTGAATACAGATTCGTATTGACTACTATCGTTGTATGATAAATGAGTAAACTCAATGTTATTATCCTGTAGCCACTGATAGGCTGCAGCAGAGTCGTTGCCACCTGTCGTAGTCAAACCAGTATAAAGATAAACGTCTTTAATTCCTACTAGCATATATTGTTTCCTTTTTGTTATTTGTGCTAAAATGTTACACTCATCGTACCATTAGCGCTGCCTGTTCCAATATTTATAGAAACTATTTGATATGGGTATACTTTTACTGATACTGAATTTGTCGTAGTACCAATATTACCAGCGTTTCCTGATGCTCCAGGATTTGATGTGCCGGCTGTTCCGGCGGTCGCTCCAGTTCCAGCACTACCTGCTGTGCCAGTATTTCCTGCTGCTCCTGCGCCTCCTGGATTTCCAGCCGCACCATTTGTAGCTCCAGTTCCAGCTGCTCCTGTTGTGCCAGCATTACCAGCAGCTCCGGCACCGCCTGGGTTTCCAGCCGCACCATTTGTAGCTCCAGTTCCTGCATTGCCAGTCGCTCCAGCATTTCCTGCTGCTCCTGCACCTCCTGGATTTCCAGCTGCACCATTTGTAGCTCCAGTTCCTGCATTGCCAGTCGCTCCGGCATTTCCTGCAGCGCCGGCATTACCAGGACTTCCTGCTGCTCCTGGATTTGCTCCAGTTCCTGCCGCTCCTGTTGTACCAGCATTTCCGTTGGCTCCTGCACCGCCTGGACTTCCTGCTGCTCCTGGATTTGCTCCAGTTCCTGCCGCTCCTGTTGTACCAGCGCTTCCTGCAGCGCCGGCATTACCAGGACTTCCTGCTGCTCCAGCGTTTGCTCCAGTTCCTGCGGCCCCAGTATTTCCAGCACTTCCATTGGCGCCTGCATTACCAGGACTTCCTGCTGCTCCAGCGTTTGCTCCAGTTCCTGCGGCTCCTGTATTTCCTGCGCTGCCTGGTGTTCCTGCATTACCTGAACCACCGGCAGCGCCCGAAAGAAGTCCTCCATTGCCGCCTGCGCCGCCGTTGCCGTTAGTAGCACCACTTATGTTGCCTGAATTACCCGCGGTACCAGCATTGCCGGCGCCGCTACCACCTTGCTTTAAAGTCCAACCCGATGCTCCGCCTCCGCCTCCGCCGCCTCCGCCGCCTCCGCCTACACCAGCGTTGCCAGGAGATCCGGAGTTACCCGCCGTACCACCAGCTCCTCCTGCACCACCGGCGCCATTTGTTCCTGGGTTACCAGCATTGCCAGTGGCTCCTGGATTCCCAGCATTTCCTCTTGCACCGCCTGCACCACCAGCACCGTTATTTCCTGGATTGCCGGCATTACCAGTGGCTCCTGGATTACCAGCATTACCACCAGCTCCTCCTGCACCACCAGCCCCATTGGTGCCAGGATTGCCTGTTCCTCCAATACCACCAGATGTCCCAGCTGTACCACCAGCACCACCAGTTCCTGCAGCTCCATTATTACCGGGATTGCCTGTTCCTCCAATACCTCCGGAAGTACCGGCCGATCCTCCGGCGCCGCCTGTACCAGCAGCTCCATTGTTACCGGGATTGCCTGTTCCTCCAATACCACCAGATGTCCCAGCTGTACCACCAGCACCGCCAGTTCCTGCAGCCCCATTATTTCCGGGATTGCCTGATCCACCTGGATTTCCAGAAGTTCCGGCCGAGCCAGCTGCTCCGTTTGTAGCATTTCCTCCAGCCCCACCAGTACCACCGGTTCCACCTGGAAAATTAGCTAAGGAACCAAACGTTGAAACGTTGCCTGGGTTTCCACTTGATCCCGGATTTCCGTTTGCTGCGCCAGTCCCAGCATTACCAGCAGCTCCGGCACCGCCTGGATTTCCTGCTGCTCCTGGATTAGCTCCAGTGCCAGCATTACCATTTGCTCCAGTATTTCCTGCTGCTCCGGCATTTCCAGGGCTCCCTGCTGCCCCTGGATTAGCTCCAGTGCCGGCATTACCATTTGCACCTGGATTTCCTGCTGCGCCGGCATTACCTGGATTGCCAGTAGATCCAGCGGTTGCCCCTGTTCCTGCATTACCATTTGCTCCAGTATTTCCTGCTGCGCCTGCATTACCTGGATTTCCTGCTGCTCCAGCAGTTGCCCCTGTACCTGCGGCCCCTGTTGTGCCGGCATTACCATTAGCACCGGCACCGCCAGGACTTCCTGCTGCTCCGGCGTTTGCTCCAGTTCCAGCCGCCCCTGTTGTGCCGGCATTACCATTGGCACCAGCTCCACCAGGACTTCCTGCTGCTCCAGCGTTTGCTCCAGTTCCTGCTGCTCCAGTATTTCCAGCATTTCCATTGGCCCCAGCTCCACCGGGACTTCCTGCTGCTCCAGCAGTTGCCCCTGATCCTGCGGCTCCAGTATTTCCAGCACTTCCATTGGCACCCGCACCACCTGCACTCCCTGAATTACCAGTCACTCCGCTACCGCCGCCTCCGCCGCCGCCACCGCCGCCGCCGCAAACGCACCCCCCAAGATTTGCGCTTCCACCAAAGCCACCATTTCCTCCGCCAGGAGAGCCTCCGGCGCCGCCGGGGGCAGAACAAGGCGCAAATGGGGTGCCAAAACAACCGCAGCCACCGCCCGGACTACCACCGCTACCGGCTCCGCCACCGCAAGGTCGGGCTGAACCTTGTCCGCCGCCTCCTCCCGTACCTGCGCTACCGCCAGTGCCACCAGCACCGCCGGCACCATTATTTCCTGGATTTCCAGAGTTTCCTGTGGCACCTGGATTCCCAGCATTTCCTCTTGCACCGCCAGCACCGCCGGCACCATTGGTACCAGGATTACCAGAGTTTCCTGTGGCACCTGGATTCCCAGCATTACCAGCAGCACCGCCAGCACCGCCGGCGCCATTTGTTCCTGGGTTACCAGCATTGCCAGTGGCACCTGGATTCCCAGCATTACCAGCAGCACCGCCTGCACCACCGGCACCATTTGTGCCAGCATTTCCTGATGCGCCGGGATTTCCAGATGTTCCAGCTGTACCACCAGCACCGCCAGCTCCGCCGGCCCCGTTTGTGCCAGCATTTCCTGATGCGCCAGGATTGCCAGATGTCCCAGCTGTACCACCAGCACCACCAGTTCCTGCGGCCCCATTATTTCCAGGATTACCAGCATTGCCAGCAGTACCAGGATTGCCTGCATTACCAGCGTTTCCATTGCCGCCACGACCAGATATATCTATAGAATATACGCCTGCAGGAACGACGAATGTTGCGGGGGCATTGAATACTTGTGTGGCTGGAGCAGCCTTACCTGAAGCTCTAAATACATTTAATGGCATCGTATAACCTTCTTATTAACCTGTATTTGCAAGAGATAAGGCACCGAGATATGTTGTACCTCCGTCGAGGGTAAAGAAACTGAAGACATCGATTTTATTTGCACCAGTTGACATCGTCGGTGTCGAAGCATTCGGATATTTAACAGAAGCCGGCCACGTGATTATTCTCGATCCCGTGGCGTCTTGTTTACAATGAAGTGTGAAACTGTATGCATTGCCCGATGCAGGAGGATTTGAAAATGTAATTGTAATAGACGCGTTGGCCAATGTCAAATCGAATACGTTGGATAGTGATAAATCTACAGTGTGAGTAGTTGTTGTTATAGTATTGGCAACAACTGCTTCTTTGTATGAAGCAAGCTTAGGATTACTTAACACATTATTTGCCATTGCAACGTTGGCATTAAGAGTAGTAATACCAGCTACTTGTAGCGTCGAGGTTACGTTGGCAAAACCAGTGATCGTAGTATTACCGGCAGCAAGGGTGGTAATTCCAGATGCAGCACCTGCGGCTACAAGAGACGAAACAGCAAGTGGTTGACTGTTTGTAGACCAGCGATCATTTGTTTCATCCCAGACGAACTGAACGTTGGCAGACGTCCCGCGCATGATCTCGAAGCCAGCATTCTCAGTAGGAGGATTAGCTCCAAGATCTGCATTCAGCGTAACAATATTATCACCAACGTCGAGTGTTGTGGTGTTCACGTAAGTTCTTGTACCGGAAACTGTCAGGTTACCCGAGAGTGTAAGATCGGCGATTGATAATGTGGAATTCACATGAATACCAGTCGTATTGACCGTAAGTGTTGGCCCAGCAGTTACTCCAATTGTACCACTAGTTGTAATCGTTCCACCAGAAAGTCCATTAGCCGTGGCGACTGAGGTTACACCTCCACCGGTGGCACCTTGAGCACCTTGAGCGCCTTGAGCACCAGTAACACCTTGAGGTCCAGCAACACCTTGAGCACCAGTTGCGCCAGTTGCGCCTTGAACACCTTGAGCGCCGGCAACACCTTGAGCACCAGTTGCGCCAGTTGCGCCTTGAACACCTTGAGCGCCAGCAACACCTTGAGCACCTTGATCACCCGTTGTGCCTTGAGCACCAGTTGCGCCAGTTGCGCCTTGAACACCTTGAGCGCCAGCAACACCTTGAGCGCCTTGAGCACCCGTTGTGCCTTGAGCACCTTGTGCACCGGTTGCACCTTGAGCACCTTGAGCGCCTTGAGATCCGAGAGTAAGTGAAGCACCATTTAAAGTTGTAACTTGAACAATATCACCAGCAATCGCATTCGATGTAAGCGTTAAGACCGTGGTATTTGTCGTGTTATAGTCAACGGCCGCAATCTGACGCGAACCATTAATGAAGACGCTTTCAAGCCCTAAAGTATATACGAATGTGTTTGATGTGTCGTCTAATCCTGTAAACACCGTGGTATTCGATGTGACAGTAAACGTATAGGTATTCATGGTAGCAGCATTTGCCGTACCGCCTGAGCCCCAATAAACTCCTGTTCCATTCGATGAAAGAACTTGGCCGTTGGATCCAGAAGATCCGTTGGCTACGATCGTAGTGACAGCGAGAGAAGAGAGATTTGAACCAACTTCAAAGATGGCATTCGCAGCATCTGAAGAGAAGACTTTACGGTCAGTTAGGTTGACTGCAAATTCACCGTTATCAATAAAGCCGGAATTTGCTACGTCAGTAGTATTAGCTGTACGACCAGAAATTGTCGTGCGCTTAAATTGAAATTTATTTGCCATTCTCAACCTCTATATAGAGCAACGAAGCGGTTATGTAACCCCTAATATTCTATTTATACAGAAGTATCTTCAGCTTTTTTATTTTTATTTCCAAGCTTTTCAAGATCAACAATTTTTGCTTGAAGACTGGTCATGGTTTTATCGGCCATGACCAGTCTTGTTTCTAGCATGATGTTCTTACTTGTAAGATCATGTACACTCGCGAGTAATCGATTGATGTACTCATTTACAAATTCAGCTTCCATAAATTAGAATGTCCCGCCGTCGAGGGTTGCGTATACAACTGCTGTACCGTTAGACTGAAGCACGAATCCAGTAGAGCCAACAGCTAATTTTCTAAAACCGTTCGAAGAGTTAGCAACTAAAATGTCTTCTGCAGTAACAGTCGCGAGTCCAGTACCACCGCTTGTTCCAGGCAGTGCAGTCGAAAGACTCAATGTATTCGCTGTGATACCAACCGCGAGTGTCGAGTTCGCAGTAAGAGTAACGTTAGTCGCGTTCGAAACCAAACCACCAGAGTTTAGGAATGCTTGTAATGTAGCAGTAGTATAACCGGCTGCTGCAGTGTCTACAGTTGTTGTAGGTTCTGTTTGAGAACCAGCAAAGAGCTTATAAACGCCATCTGTAGCATCACGGAAAAGACCGGTATATTTAGCTCCAGTGGCACCGTATTGACCATAAAGACCGATATCAAGAATGTCGGTTGTTGCGTTTCCGTTTGCAAGCTCGATCAGCGAATCTTGGACTGTCAGGTTGGTAGTATCGATTGTCGAAAGCGTACCGAGAACAGTCAGATTTCCGGAAAGAGAAAGATCTGTAATCGAGAGTGCAGTATTAACATGGAGTCCAGCAGAGTTGACCGTGAGTGTTGAACCAGTGGTAAGGCCAACTGCATCTGCAGTGACATTAATACCGTTAGCAGCACCAACATGAACTCCAGTCGCGTTAGCTGTAAGACCATCACCGCCAACAACGTTGATACCAGCGCCATCAACAGAAATACCGTTAGCAGCTTTGGCAAAGACGCCTGAAGTATTCGATACAATACCGTTGTTTGCTACAACAGCAATCGTGGCTGCACCACCTTCACCAGATGAGGATCCAGAAATACCGTTACCAGCTGTGATAGTAGCAACATAGTCGCCTGATGTACCCGAACCAAGAGCAACGTCGCCTGAAAGTTGCGATGTGGCAATTGAAAGTGCAGCAGCATTGACATAAACGCCCGAGGTATTCGAAACAATCGTACCGTTACCAGATACGACATGCACACCTGTTGCGTTCGAAGCAATACCAGCTCCGGCAACAACAAAAACGCCTGTTGCGTTTGCAGATAGACCGTTATTTGCAATAACGTGTACGCCTGAGGTATTTGAAGCAAGACCGCTATTTGCAACTACAGCAATCGCGTCTGCAGAGACGCTGATACCGTTACCAGCACCAACATCAAGAGTTACCTCGCCAGATGTACCGCCACCAGTAAGACCAGAACCGGCTACGACTGATGTAATATCACCATCTTGAGGTGTTACCCAGTATACAGCTGTTCCGTTCGATGCAAGAACTTGTCCTGCAGTACCATTTGTGCCATTTGCATTAAGAGCAACGTTAGTTCCAATATTGATCTGTGTGGCATTTGCTACGAACGCCGTACCAACACTCACAATCGCTGCGTTCACGGTGCCTGTAGAGAATACACCGGTGGCATTCGCAACAAAAGAATTAGAACCAACGACGAAGTTACCGCCAGAGCCAGCAAGAACGCCGCCGGCAACAGACAGTTTATTATTGGTATTATCAAACGTAAAGTCTGCGTCTCCGGCTAATGCGCCAGAATTATTAAATTGAACTTGTGTATTTGAACCAGATACGCCAGAAGTAGGAGTTTCCCAATAAGCGGCTGTTCCATTTGAACTCAGTACTTGTCCGTTGGTACCCGTCGAACCATTGGCTGTAACTGTTGTCACAACAGCGTTAGCAACAATAATCTTGTCGATACCAGAGGTACCATTCGCAACGAGTGCTTGGTTGGCGGTCAGTATACCAGGATTAAATTTACCGGCAATGGTGATCGAAGCACCATTCGAACCAATAAATAAGTGATCGCCATTTGCTGTAAACGCTAATTCACCGTTAGCTAATGTTGGCGCATCAGCTGTCGTTAACGACCTTTTAATTTGAATTAAATTGTCTGCCATTTGGCTATTCCTTTTAGGTTAAAATGATCCGCCGTCGAGATCTACTGCTAGATCCGCGAATGACAGTTGTCTCACCTCATATTTATCATTTTGAGAATTGTAGATTAATGTAGCGCCATTGGCGGCTTCAACGACGCTGACGTCGAGTATGTTTTCAATACTTCGTATTTCTTGAATTTGATTTTTCAGAGTAATAGGACCAGCAGATGATAATCTGCCGTTGTTATTTGTAATTGTAGCGACTAAACGAGATGCACCTGCCATTATCTTGTAACTCCTGGTGTAACTGTGACGATACCTTCAACAAGACGAGAAACTGTTCCGCTGCCATCAGTCAACTCACAGTCATATACGTATCTTCCGGCTGTAAGGCCATTTGTGGTATTTGCCGACATCGAAAGAGCGACGACGCCAGTCACAGCAGTAATCGAAACTGTAAATGCGGTTTGAGCGGTCGAAGTATAATGCTTACGCATCTGAGCGGCACCTGTAAATCCTGTAAGATTTACGATGTTACCATTTTCATCAGTCACATCAATAGACGTAGCAAATGAAGTGCCTTGATCGATAATGATATTTGCTTTCAGTGCCATTTAATTCTTCCGCTATGTTTATTCAAAACTATAAGATGTTACAGTTATCACCCAATATTTAGTTTCTGCACCATTTGATGCTGATACGTTAAACGTTTGTTCATTGAAACCACCTGTATAAGCTGCTACAAGTTCAATTGATGAAGCACTTCCTCCACTTGCAACACTGGCGTATCCACTAAATCCATCTCCTCCAGTATAAGTCCAAACTACGCTTGAAGAAGCTGTGATAGTATAACCTGCTTGGGAACCATACGCTTCGGCAGTGTCAAAAGTCGGAGATGATATTGTGCCGCCCACGGGACTAAAAGTAACTAAGGCTACATCTGCATACGGACGTATTCCTACATATTGCCACGTAGATCCATTCCACATTTTAACGGCGGCAAAATCTTGGCTCCCGACCCACGACGAGCCGTTCCAATATTTAACAGGTTTAGCAGATAGGAACGTTAGCGGCACTTATTATTCTCCTGGCTTAGATGGCCAAACAACGTCTGCTGCATTTGTATAAGTCTGAGGAAGATCTCTTAAAGTTTGACGATATGTAGCCCAAGCAGTTTTATCTCCAGGCCAATCTGCCATTTGAGTATAGTCAGATAAAGCTAGAAGATTATTTCTTTTCGATCTAATTTGTTCCCAAGTAATTACCACGACTCGATCTTGCAAAACAAGATTTCCTTGTGATAAAACCAATTCTTTATTTTGCATATTCATACCATGGAGAAACTGCTGGTGTTGCTCTGCGGTAATTTCAACAATATCTTGCGGCAATGACGGATACCCAAAATCAGTATCGTAAAAACCTTTTGTTGTTGGGCTGTAGTAAATTGTCATTTTATTAATATCCCATTGCTAACCAGTAACCGGTATGAGAACTTTCATCTCCGTTAAACCAACTGAAACCAGTTGTTGATACACTAAAAATGGTTGCACCTTTAGAAGCCTGTCCAAATACGCCTGTATCTCCTACGCCATTCATCACAGCTCGGGCAACCGCGGTGAACGATGTTGGAAATGATCCAGATCCTGTAGTATTTGGAGTAACAGTTACTGTTCCCCACTGAATAATTGCTCCGTTTGGCAACTTAGTCCATCCATTTGACGAGAGACTTTGTGTATATCCTGTAGTTCCTGCAGTGTCAATCCAGATATCACCAGCCGCTGAAGCAGTAGGTTGAGTCGCTGTTACAAAAACTTGGCCGCCACTTGTAAATCCTGCGGTGACGTGTCTTAGAATAGGCGCGACAGCACCAGATGCACTTCCTTGGGCACCTTGTGGTCCGGTTGCACCTTGAGCACCTGTTATACTTGAACCTGCCGCGCCTTGAGCACCAGTTGCACCTTGTGCTCCGTTTATTCCAGGAGATCCTTGAGGACCAGTTGCACCTTGAGCGCCTTGTAATCCTTGAGCACCTTGAGGACCAGCAACTGAAGATGCTGCACCTTGTGCACCTGTAAGACCTTGCGGTCCCTGTGGTCCTTGGATACCTTGCAAACCTTGGGCGCCTTGAGGACCGGCAACGGTTGAAGCAGCACCTTGAGCACCAGTTGTTCCTTGCGGTCCCTGAGGTCCGATAATTCCTTGTGCACCTTGTGGTCCCGTCGGTCCTTGAACCGAAGGTCCTTGTGGTCCTTGAGAACCAGTTGTTCCCTGTGGACCCTGGGAACCAGTTATTCCTTGCGCGCCTTGTGGACCAGGAACTGTCGAAGCTGCGCCTTGAGCACCAGTTGGTCCTTGAGAACCGGTAGATCCTTGTGCACCTTGAGCACCAGTTGCACCTTGCGCACCTTGAGGTCCAGCAAGTTGCGTCCACACCAAGTTAGCTGTCGCTCCACTTGATGCAAGGACGAAACCTGTTGTTCCAGCAGATTGTGTAGGTAGAAGGTTATTGATCGATCCGCCTGTACCGCCCCGAGATGTAGGAAGTGTACCGACAGTAATAGCAGATGCATCAACAAATACGCCTGCCGCGTTTACTGTTAAACCAGCATTCGCTACAAAACTAATCGTAGGATTTCCAGAAACGCCGTTGCCGTTTGTTACGCTAATGCCGTTCGTAGAAGCAATCGATACCGTAGTACCTGTTCCTGTACCAGTTCTGACTACGATACCATTCGCCGAGATATTGTATACGGTGTTAGCATTGCTTGCTGTACCAGTATAGAGCGACGAGTTAACGCCTGCTCCACTCGGGAAATTCACCGTATTTGTAACGGTGATATTGTTTGCAAAGACATCAAAGCGAGCAGTCGTAGTACCAAGTGCACCACCGTTTGCATCTGGTCGTAGTGTTCCATAAGATGTCGTATTAAATACGAAAGCATTGAAACGGTTTGAAGTATTACCGAGTGGCTGCTGATCTGCAATCAGAAGAACCCCGCCTTGACCGATGGTAACGTTGGCGTATACAAGAGAACCATTTACTACAAGGTTACCAGATACAACAAACAAGTCGTTTTTAAAGTGCGCGTTGGCTTCTACGTCGACACGATCATAGAAGATCGCGTTGCCAGAAGCAACTAGACCGTTATCAACCTTAAATCTATTATTTGCGCCTGACATATATTACCTTACTTAATGAATTGAGCAACAACTTTTGCAGCCGTGCTAGATCTTGTTTGATTGACATATACTCTTACGTTTGCAGTAGCCACGTTCGCAGAGAAAGTACCAAGTAAGCTGACTCCGGAATTAGCTGCAACAGGTGAAGAAACCGTACCATATGTTGTAAGCTGCGCAGTCGAATTATCATGAGCAAGTAGTACTTCAGAGATCTGTGTATTACCAGCATTTTTCAATTGAATGAGAAGTTTAGCAGTGCTATAGTCTGCCTTTGGATATTCGAAGACAAGAAGATCTGAACCAGTCGTAGCTCCAAGATTTCCGTTTGCAAAGATATCAACTACGTGCTCAGTCTTGAAAGTCACGATGTTTGCATGTGTAGCAGGACCAGTCACTGCGAGCGTATTCGCTAGAGCAGTTGCTCCTGTTACTCCAAGAGTACTCGAAAGCGTTGTAGCTCCAGTTACAGTGAGCGTATTCGAAAGATTCGTATTTCCTGTAACCGTCAGCGTATTTGCAAGAGCAACGTTCGAACTGACTGTCGCAGCACCTACAACAACAAGATGGCTTGTCGGCGTAATGGTAAGATTCGCAGATGCAGTGATCGATCCATTACCAATCGCCGTATTAAACGTTGCATTCCCAACAAGAACCGTAGTAGCATTTGCAACGACATTCGCTCCGACTGCAACAACTGTTTGGTTAGCAGTAACAATACCTGCAAAGAATCCTGTCGGTGTAACGTTAGATGTCGACGTTGAGTTGACAATGCTAACAATTCGAGTATTCGCTAAAACGGTATTACTACCTTCTGCGGTGAAGAATCGAAGCGATGTTAACTCAGAAGCGTTAAGCGTATTACCTACAAATACTCCGCTACTATTTGCTACAACGTTACCAATCGCACCTGTTCCAGTGATTTGCACTGTACCACCATTGGTAGCATTTGCCGTGACGTTTGCGCCGAGCGAGATCTGAATAGTATTGGCAGTAAAGATGCCAGTTTTAAATGCGTTCGGTTCGATGTTTGCAGTGGCACTCGAGTTAGCGATGCTAATGATTCGAGTATTTGCAAGAGTGGTGTTTGAACCTTCAGATGCAAGGAAACGAACTGATGTGACTTGTGAAGAGTTTAAAGTATTACCTACATGCAGGCCACTACTATTTGCAACCGTATTGCCGACCGTACCAGTTCCTGTTACTTGGATCGTGCCGCCGTTGGTAGCATTCGCAGTGACATTGGCACCAAGTGAAACTTGAATGGTGTTAGCTGTAAAGATGCCTGTCTTGAAACTGATAGGATCAATATTTGCAGATGATGTTGTATTGGCAATGCTAATGATCTGATTGTTTGCGAGTACGGTATTGCTACCTTCTGCGGCAAAGAATCGAACACTCGTCATCTGACTGTTCGTAACAGTATTGCCTACATATAGGCCGCTGCTATTTGATACACTGTTACCTACTGCTCCGGATCCTGTGACTTGGATCGTACCACCATTCGTGGCATTAGCAGTGACATTGGCACCTAATGTAATCTGAATCGTGTTCGCTACAAACAATCCAGTGCTAAAGCTAATTGGATTCATCGTAGCAGTGTTAGTGCTATTCGCGGCAACAACTGCGAATGCAGTTGCTGTTGTATTCGTGGTCGAGTTCGACTGAATCGTCAGCTTCGTTGTGTTAGCGACAAGGTTTGCACCAGTCAAACCAGCATGTAGACCGTACTGCCACATGAATGTGTTCGAAGAACCATTGGCAACTTCCAGACGAATTTCGGTCGATGTCACGTTGCTCAGAACAGTGTTCGTACTGATCATGAGATTCGCAAACGCACCGTTGACGTTTCCGCCTTTCATCCAATTTGTTACGACGAGATTGTTGGCGCCGAATGTTCCGTATAACTGCGCGGTTCTTGGAAACGCAGTGTTACCTGTGTTTGCATACGTACTATTTGCAGTGATGATTTCTGTCGAAAGCGCGTGAAGAAGTTCATTGGTCTCGAGGAGCCAAACCTCAAATGAGTCGGTAATTACATCAACATTAGCTACTGGTCTTGACATTAATTTCTTCCATTCACTACTTGTAAGAGTAGAGTTTTAATTTCTTTGAGATCGTCTTCGACTGCACTTATTCTATTTGACAGATCTTTGCTATTTTTCACTTTCGATCTCTCTGCTACAAACTTTGCATAAGATGCGTCATCTGTATTTATGAAAGCTCCAGTAGAAGTATCTTTCATGAATCCATCAGTTTCAGTCTTGACTAACATTATGCGGAAACTCCGATAACCTGAATAGCCTCTACCTTTGGAACAATGTGAGATTGCGTTGCAAGAAGAACGATCTTAATTTGCATCGATGTATAGCGATCGAACTCTACATATTCTGAGTTGACATATCTTACAGTGTTATCATTTTCAACATTGTTCCATGCAATATTTCTGTACTTCAGTTTATCGATAACAATATCTGATCTTGTAACTCCGGCCGACACGAGACTTGAAGTTGTAATGTTTCGATATGTGCTGATCGCAGTAGTATTTGCTGCCGAGACCACGAACACTTCATGATTACCAAAGTCTTGATCTTTGATTCGAATCAAGTCGCCAGCAGTCACTGTCGCCGAATGATCGCTTGTTGTAGTAATTGTATTCGAACCAGATGTAATTGATCCAGTTCCTGGAAGAGCGACTTGAAGTTCAGGAGCAGTATCAAATCCATATGTAAACTCGTAGAAGTCATTTGGATCTGTCGAGCTAAAGCGATCGATATTATCTTTTAATACAAGCGGAGTCCATGCTTTACTTTGGAATGATTCTCTGTCTGCCGCGTTATGCACTTTTGCATAGACTTTGATTTCTGTTCCGGCTGGGCGATATCCTGTCAGATATACTACGATATCTTCTGCATACTTGTCTTGGGCAAATCTAATAACTTTTGAAAGATACTTCGATTTAGCAAGGCCGTTTGCGCCAGTTTCTGTATCATAACTAGCAATGCTGCTAAGTCCTACTGTTCTTGTTTCTGTGTAAACGTTGTTGATGTCGTTCTGATAGAAGTAGAAGTCAAGTTCGCGAGTCGTTGCATAAGGAACGCTGAAGCGGTCGATTTCGGCACTGCTCACAGCAATATTTAGATTCGCGACAACTGATTTTCTTCTGTCTCCAAAAAGATTCGAGCTCTTTGAGGTATCAACTTCGACTGAGCGAGATAAGATATATCCTGTCGCCGACGTATCATTCATTTGAAGAAGATTAATGTTTGTTGATGTAGAAGACAACTGATTCGCAGAGTTGGCAATCTTATAGTTAAGAGTAAATGTAGATCCAGAAGGATTGCCGATTAAGAATGAAGGCTTAAAGTTATCAACAGGATAGCTATCGATAGAAGCGATATTTGCAGTTGCTCCTGATCTTTCTCCTATAATTCTGCCGCCACTCACCGCAAATTTGTTTGTAGCATTTGCTGAAGAGTCTGCCAAAATCAACTTATACTTTGGATAATCTATGTTATAAGCTAAACCTACAGGAGGAACTTTATAATCGATTCCAGAAGCAGAGAAAGCTGGCAGGCTTGCAATTGTCATATGCGTGGCATTCGTGATAGCATTGACAGACAGAATCTGTTTTGCGCCGCCGCTTTGAACTAAAATTTTAGCTCCGCCAAAAAGATTAGTAAATGTGGTTGCAATACCAACTACGTTCAAACTGTTCGTAGAAACTGTGACAGTGCCACTGGCATTCGCGATGTCTTGATAGATGTATTCTCCACCGATAAATGCACCTGTATTGGTATTGTCAATCGTAAAGAATTCATAATCTTTATTTACAAGACTGATTGTAATGTTATTGGCAGTGTATCTGGCCACCTTTACCTTAAACTTCAGATCTCTGTCGCTCAGTGAACGATGAGTAGAAGTGTTCGTAGGAACATATAGCTTTCCGCCATGTGTTCCTCTTGAACCTACAGACAATGTATTAGTAATCTGACCGTCGGTTACGAGTCTATCACCGAGTACGTTTTGCCATACATCAAATCCTGGATCATTAAATTTAAGAACTAATCCGTAATGCTTTCCAGTGGCCAAACGAACAGGATCTTTAAATCCGATT